AAAGAATACATTGAAGACAGAATAGAACAACTTGAACGAGACAACGAATCGCTACGTGAGCAGGTCAAAGACTTGCTCCACGAGGTGAATGAATTGTATGAACGTGAGAACAAGACAGTGACCATGTTACTGGGCGCTGTCAAAGAGTTGCAAGAGTTGACTGCAAACACTTGGGAATTTACATATCCGATTGAGTGATTACCTTGCTACTATCGACTGCTGCTGAGGCAGCACGCACACTCCGTAGGTTGTACTATCGACGCAACAGCGACGACAGTGCGGCTGACTTTCGTGAGTCCATGCGTGCTGTGTCTGATATGGTTGAGCAATCAGCCGAGGACTACGAGGACATCATTGACATCTTCTTCCCGAAGTATTCACGACATCCTCGACAGTTCATTTCAGACAGCCACATCAGAGAGTCTGTCTGTCGAGAACTTGGTATCTCAGGCTTGGTATGGGACGAGGCATTGGCGGGGCAACCCATCGTTCCGACGCTCGCATCGGAGAGCAATGAGGAACCGAGCAACTTGACAGTCAAGCAAGCGATGATGCTGATGCACCGACTGAACGAAACACCCGTGTTGGACGTAGCCAAGCAACTCAGTCAACTTGAGGCTGAGGCGTTTTGGTCAAGGGCACTGGGCGAAGCCCCGCCCTATCCAATCGACCGCTTCATTCAACGATGTTCACATCTCACTGGTAGCAGGGCGCTGAGCCTCAAGGCAGTGAGGCGCATACTCGATACGATGTCACCTGCTGAGTATCTTGTGAAGACACTCAAGGATGAGAGCGAGGAGGTCAAACCTCTCGACCACATCCAACCGGGTCAACCATTCCGTGGACCAGTGTATAAGTCGTGGACACAGACGACTGCACCAAGTAGTAGTTATCTTGAGGTCATCAAAGCACAACGCCGATACCTCCATGTCGTGGAGTTCCCTGCTGGAACACTACGAGGTACATTGTACAATCAAGACAAGCAGCCTGTAGGTAAGATTGACACGTTCTTTCTACCGACTCAGACTGTTGGTGTCTATGAGGTTGAGGTGTCAGGTAATTCAATTGTATCAGTCAGTGACGTGTTGTCGATGGGTCAGGACTGGGAAGTGTACAAGCGACCCTATCGAGAGCGTATCGAGGTTCTCAGCACGGCAACCTTCAAGGTACCCATCAAGGTGGGTAGGCTTCTTGAGGAGGGCGAGAACTTGACGAACGCATTGATAGCCATCAACGACAACGAGCGACTGCGTCTCAAAGATGGCGGTCCTCTTGACATCGGAGGGCATGGTGGCTACGTTGTGATGGACGGAGCATATCAGATTCACTTACTCGGTCTTTCTGTAAGGAAGGATGCGGAGTATGAAACACACTTGAGGCTCGGAGTCTTGGATGGCTTCGACCCATACCAAGTGCTTGAGGTTAAACTAAACGCCTCAGTTGCCAACCACTTGAGGACAAGGTTGGCGAAGAACGGAGTCCTCGTCGGCAATCACTGGATGCCGATTGAAGAACAGGCCATTGTATTGGTTGGGCAGGTCAAGGATATGAACCTGTCAACCATGTCGATGGTGGGCGAGGTCATGTATGTTGACGACAACCTCGGATTCAGTGATACAAGTCAACTAACAGACCTCATCGAAATGGTGTAATTTTGGTAGGGCTATTTAAAGAAATAAGAAAGAGGGAATATGATGACCGAAGTTTGGAGGGAAAAATACAGACCAACTCTTGTCGACGAAATGGTCGGCTGTCAAGAGTTGAAACGAGATTCACGAGAATGGACGGCGGAGACAACACCGCCGTGCCTTCTCTTCATAGGACCGTCAGGTGTGGGTAAAACAACGGCGGCGATGGCGTTGGCAAGGGGAGCATTGGGGAGTGCGTTTGACCCTGCCAACGTCATCGTCACCAACGCCAGTGACGACAGAGGGATTGGGTACATCCGAGATGAACTCAAACACATTGTCTCACAAAAAGCATTGATGGCTTCACACCGCTACATCATCATGGATGAAGCGGATTCACTAACAAAGGATGCACAGAAGGCACTGCGTCAAATCATGGAGACGAGTCACAAGACTGTACGATTTATATTAACAGCGAACGACATGGGTGGTTTCCATTCAGCAATAATAGACAGATGTCGAGTGTATCATTTCAAGCCTATGACATCCGATGAAATAGAACAGGTGGCATTAAACATTCACGAGCAAGAGCAATTACCTGATGCATGGAAAGAGTATTACAGAAATTTGGGTTCTTATTACTCCGGTAGTGCAAGAAAAGTAGTTGACACATTGCAGTCTTTGTCGAAGACCGACGACGCACTAATGGAACACATACGTGGTCGTGGTAATAACATGGCGAAGGCTGCGCTTAATTTAGCAGGCGGCGACTATAAGTCGCTTGCTGCATATATTCTACGAGAACTTGAAGAAGGCAACAACCGCTTCGGAACATTAAAGAAGTTGAGGTTCCGAGCACGACCCCTGCTGGAAGAGGGAGAGGAGTGGTATGCGTTTATGAGAACATACGGTCGTTTTATTATAATGACCAACGAATGGCCTGATGACGATATAGCATTCTTTGAGTATTTCGTAGCAACCCTAAAACAAAACATGGAAGTGAAACAATGAATGATGAAGTAATGGAACGTATAAAGGCATACGCAGAAAGAACTGGAAAGGAAGAAGAAGAAGCAACGAAGGAGTTTGAGCAATGGCTCAGCGACGAGTTCGGTGTGACTGATTGGCAAAGTGAAGACCCCTATCTGTTGACAGAATGGGCTGAGATGTTTGTCATCGACACACGAAACCTTGGACGAAGTGGCAGCGGTGGTAACCGTGATACGATTCAATTCGTAGGTCACGTTCTCGGATTGAACGACGCTCCGACAGACCTACGTCGACGACAGCGAGAAGAGGCTGTGAGTCTCTTCAAGCGTGACAGCAACCGTGCTATCGAGCAAGGAATGATTGGCATCCTCAAGGCGAAAGAGGGAGTATGGCACGTCAACGGCGAGCCGACCAATGAGCGTGTTGATGGTGACAACCTACCATGGTTTGCACTTGAGGTCGACAACACCATGGTGGCCCTCCTCAACAACCGTGAGGGTACAGCCACCTTCGGTAAGCCGATTGCGCCGACGAGCGAAGTGCGCTACATGCACTTTCTTGGCAACGAAGTCAACAGCCTCATCGAGAACCCACGTTTGTGGCGTATCGCATTGAGTGGCAACAGCATGTCAGCACAATACGAGATTGGTCAACTGTGCCAAGTCCAAGTTATTCCTCCGAATGACCCGACAAGAGACACAGTGTACACCAACCGTGACTTCTGTGACACAATCACATACATCGAGAACGACGGCAGTATGTCGGACTTCTCAGATGCAGCACGCTTTTGGGTCAGCGACAAGCACGACACCTACGTCGACATGGCTGAACTCCTTGAAGCATACGACGACCGAAAGATTGCCTACAACGATGGTTTCCTTTCGCCGACAGTTATCACAAAGGGATATGTCAGCCGACTCAACAAAGAGGCGAACGACAACCAGTATGACAGAACGGGACGCAACTTCCGTCTGAGCATCACAAGCCTGAGTGCCCAGTCGAAGTATGGTCGAGAGTCCCCGCTGTCCGAGATTACCGTTTGGATTCCGGGCACCCTGAACGACGAGAACAATCCGTTTGAGTTCAAGAAGGGTGATGAATGGGTGCCTTATGCTGAGCGCACACCAGTGCTCATCTGTGGACAACTCAAGACACGGATGTTCCGAGACGACATGGTACCAAGCCTCACGGCTTTCGGTATCTATGTCCCTCCACGAACAGCACGACCGGGAGCAACGGGTGGAAACACAGACATCGACCAATTTTGAGGTGAAAGAATGAGTGGATTGGACGCATTGAAGGCAGCGCTGAACAAGGCTGTTGAAGAAAACAAAGAAGAGAAGAAGACCGAACCCCCTGTGCAATCTGAGCCAGTTGAGCCAGTTGCCAAGAAGGAGGCAGCACCTGCTCCGAAGAGTGGTGCTACAACGAACTACCCCGAACTGATGAACGAGTTCAACCAACAGACGGTTCAGAAGAAGTTCAAGCCATCGACTATCTTCTGTGGCATTGCAGGTCACAGTGGTCGAGGTAAGACTGGTATCGCTATGGATGCCTTCGTGAACTACGCTGCTGAGGATGAGATGATGTGGTGTCTCGACTTCGATAGTGGTGCTCTTGATTGCAAAGAGACCCACTACACTGACGACGACCGCTTCCGTCTTTGGAACCCGTGGTCGACACAGGTCGGCAACCGAACAGCGTTCGACTATCAGAAGACACACCAGCGTGTGATGGACATCTGTAAGTTCGCACTGGAGTATGCTCGCAACCAGCGTGACCCTGAGTGGGACAAGCCTCGATTGAAGGCGTTCCTTGTCACTGCGGTTGACCAGTTCGACCAAGTGTGTATCAACAACATGAAGATTTACGACCTTGAGATGGATGCAAAGGATGCGATTGAAGCAGCCGCCTCCAAACTCAACAAGGAGATTGGTTGGAACTGGAACATCCGTTCGACTCGATTCAAACAACTGACTGCGTTGTGCCGACAGATGAACATGCTTGGCGTGGACGTCTATTGGGAGACGCACATCAAGTCAGCCGACGACGAGTACAGCCACGATGGTTGGAAGTTCGTATGGGAGAAGCAGGCCAACAACGACCTCACACAGATTCTATGGTGCAAGGACACCAAGGTTCGTGACGAGGACGGCAAGGAGACGGGCGAGACTCGCTACTCCGCCGAGTTCGTCAAGGTCAAGACCAACCCGAACTTGCAGGGTCAGGAACGCACGTTCTTCGTGACGAAGAAGGGACAGAACGCTGAGTGGTACGGCTTGCCGGAACTACGGGACAGGACCCTGTGAGGCGTATGCCTACCTTTGAAGCGGACAGAAAAGCACTGATTGGCTTCGTTGACACCTTTGCTAAGGGTGTCGATGACCTCGTGCTTCGGGTATCGTCGGGCACTATCATCGCTGCCGTGGGTCAATTGACGCACTACTTGCGAAAGGGTATGCCCTGCACCAGTGATGATGAGGGTCACATATACGTGAGCGATGTCGCTCGCCTCTTGGCCTTCCTCAAGTCGGTGACATCATCCGACGTCACAGTCAACCAACGAGGTCGAGGTCGACCCTTGCACGTCAAGGGTGGCAACAGCAACCTTGAGTTGCCGACCAGCACATACATTGCATCGGACAGTGATGTCAGCCTGATTGAGAAGATAGTCAAGAAAAGCGAGGAGAGCATGTGGACGTCCTTCGGGAACGCACCACTCCCTGCTGAGGCCGTGGTCGACGGGTCTGACCTGTACCCACTGGCGAAAGCAACGAAGGTGATAGGTAATCTGTTTACCTGTAAGGCCGAGTTGCGACCGAAGGACAGTGACTTCACGGTCATGGCTTCCAAGTCCAGCAAGGGCAAGATGTTCGTCAACGCTGAGGCTGAGCAAGTGTCAGGCGACAAGGAGTCGTATGTATCGCACTTCGCTCACTGGTTGCCCGACCTGTTGGGCACGGTGCCGAATCAGAACGTTTCGATTCACATGGGTGAGAACGCACCCCTCGTCATACGAGGGCGTAACGACGACTTCCTACTCATTGTGTTTGACCAAGAGGTGGATGAATGAGAAAATGTTCCAAGCGTAAGTGCACACTACCGGCTCGACGAGGCTTCCGTTTCTGTGCGGGGCCTCGATGTTCTGAACTGTGGAAGAAGGAGAAGGAAGAGGAATGACACAAATGTGTATCGATTGCAAGCAACGACCAATCACAAGTCATTGGACACACTGCAAACGATGCGGTCGTTGTGCAAGACTCAGAAGAGAAAAACAAAGGAGAGAGAAAAATGAATGATATACAAAAGCAATATGCATCAGCAAACAGTCTGATTATCGATTTGAAAGAAGTGGCATCCATGCAATGGATTGTCATACCTGACGAGTTGGACGACAACCGAGTCATCAGCGTACGGTTTTACCTGCGTGGACACGGTCAATACTTCAACCGACGAACGTCACGTAAGAACTTGAAAGAGTTGATACGTCGATACAAAGATGTCAACACCGATGTACTGTGCATGGGTGAAGATGAATGATTATCGAACAATACTATCCTGACCCTGAGGGCATGGCTGCGCTATACAAGCGATGGCGCTCACCCGAAGGCGAACTGATTGAAGAGACGGTAACGGACTTCCAACCCTACACATGGGTAAGAGCCGACACCCCTCCCCGCCTTTTGACTCGGCTGAGTGAACGGTACTATGGACTAACCATCGACCGTTCTACGAAGGCTACTGGTCTGTATGGCGAGGACTTGATTCGTGTCAACGTGATGCGACCCAACGACTTGCACGGCGTGCGTCGTGAGATTGAGACATGGGAGGCGGACCTACGGTTGCCCGACAGATACCTCATTGACGAAGTCAGCGAGATGCCTGATTGGACACCACGTGTATGGCACCTCGACCTTGAGTGGGACCCCGTCAAGGGCTTCACTACGGTCATTGCTTTCACAGACAGCCACACCAATGAGAGTGTAGCCTACTGTTGGTCGGAACGCTCAGCAAGAGAGTTGGGCGACGACGAGTGCATCGACGAGGTGCGCCATGTAAAGCATGAGTATGAGGATGGCACTACCGCCGAGTTTTCATACAGACGAGTGATTTGCAACTCCGAGCGTGCAATCTATACTCGCTTCCTCGACCATCTTGAGGAGGTCAACCCTGATGTCTTCGTCGCTCACGCACTGATGTGGGCTGACCTGCCACACATGGTGGGTCGATTGACTCAGAAGAAGTTGCTTGGCAGGGACGCCTATCGACGGCTCAGCCCACTGGGTCGGGTGTTGCGTCCACGTAAAGACAAGCGTGGTGGCTACGACTACACAGACCAACCCGTAGCGGGGCGTCTGTGCTTCGATACTGCTGCTCCTCTCAAGAGTGGCACAGGCTTTGAGCGTGTGTGGAAAGACAGTGGTCGACCGCAGTTAGCCAACCTCAAGTTGGCGACCATCGCCGAGGAGTTAGGCTATGCAAACAAGTTCGACATGGACGTATTCACGGGATGGTACGAACGATTCGACGAATACGTCGACTACTGTATGCAAGACGTTCTCTTGCTCAAGCGTATCGACGAAGACAACCACATTCTCAACTTTTACTTAGCGCTACAGCGTTTCTGTGGTGTCATGTTTGAATCGTGTCACAACGTCACACGGTTCGCACGTGGCCTGCTTAGTCGACGCACTGACAACAAAGCCCCAACATCGTCGGGTGCTGAGAAGGTGGACTACGAAGGAGCATTCATCCCTCCACCCAAACCGGGTCGATATGAGGGAGTTGCCTGTGTTGACTACAAGGGGTTGTACCCATCGATTATCCTGAGCGATAACCTGTCATGGGAGACGCAAGTCGACAACGCACGACGTGGTGAGGAGAACATCAAGGAACTCAAGGACGGCACGTGTTGGGACCAGTCAAAGCGTGGACTGCTACCCACAATCGTCGAGGAGTTGTTTGAGGTACGTGATGCTTACAAGAAGAACATGCGTGCCGCTGAAACCAAGTCAGAACGCTCAGGGTGGAACACCATGCAACTCGCAGTAAAGCGAGTCATGGCGTCACTATATGGTATGTGTGCCAGTACTCACTGGGGGTGGGCAGCACCAGCCATAGCAAGCGCCATCACATCAAGAGGTCGAGAGTCTATTCGGTTCTTGATGGAGGAGTCTGAGGCTCAGGGTTATTCAGCCTTGTATGGTCACACCGACTCCGCATTTGTTCAGATTCCATTTGACGAGGCTGAGGCTCTCGCCAAACACTTGACCGAAGAGGTTCAACGACAACTCGATGCCAGTCATCTGTTTGTTGAATTTGAGGCATACATGCCATACTGGATTGTAGCAGGTAAGAACCTGTACTATGGTATATGTTCATGGCCTCCCGAAGACGAAGGTAAATCCAAGTCAGCACGGTTCGGTAAAATATCAACACTCGCTCCAGTGTCAAGAACTTTGGAGCGAGATTTACTTACGATTGTCTGTAATGGTGGGACGGAGAATGATGCAACTTCATTAGTTCGACCATTAGCAAAACGTATTCAAAACGGTGAGATACCACTCAAAGATTTGTGTGGTGTAACACGTATTCAAAAGCCTTTGAACAACTATGCTCCGAGTGTCGGAGTACCGGGTGTAAAAGGTGCAAGATATTACAACGCTCACTTGGCCGAGCGATATAACGGGTCAAGATTTGACGAAGGTGACAGTGCTAAATGGGTATATGTAAAAGATGTACCTGATGGCCTACCTAAGACAGACATCGTGTCATTCCATGAAGAGAGTGAACTCGATGAATTTATACTCGACTATGATACTATGGTATTGAAACTAATAACCAAAAAGATTGAGCCAATATATAAAGCACTGGAGTGGAATATAGATTACGCTTCGGGTAAAGCGAAGCCCAAGTCTTATTGGTGATTGATTTAATATAATAGTATGTAGTCCCAAAGAAAGGTGAGAAAAAATGAGAAGCCAAACAACAAACAAGAAAGAAGCACGAAAGAATGTAATAGCGGACCAGTTCGGAGCAGACACGGTATTTACCCGTGAGGCTCTTTACAACATTGTGAAAGGTAACGCTCTATTCAAGGGAACGAAAAACAACAAGCAATTGGTAACGAATGCACTGGGCGCATTGGTTGGCGAAGGAGTATTGGAACGTATTGGTAACAAGAAGTTCAGCAAATATCAATTGTCAGGTAAAGGCAAGCGCATGAACAAAATCAAGGATAAGTTGACATCTTCTCCTAAGGAAGATAAATACAAAGCGCCTTATGAACGAAAAGTTGTTTCACGTCCGAATCCGTATGACGGACATCTTGACTTCAACAAGAAAGCGACCAAGTCCGCCCCACAGAAGGGATTGCTTACAGGACTTACGAGTCAGTCAGTCCACATGATTATGCTACAGAAGAAAATTGAAGATACGGTTCTTTCACACTTGGGGTTCAGCGAATCAAAGGAAGCAGCCGAACTTATCAGTGAATACGTTCTTGTCGCAGCACAGATGATGCAACCGCAGTGATTCGATGTCTAAACGCAATTGGGAAGCATACGGTAAGTCCACCTATCAGTGGCACGTAGGGCACGACAAATACCTTCGTGTCACCAAGTCAAGCCTTACGTCGGATTTCACATTCTGTCAGAAGCAATATGAGTACAAGCGTATCGAAGGTCGCAAGAGTCCTGAGACGGACGACATGTTGCGTGGAACAAATGTCCACGATGCCATCGAGGAGTTCTATGTACTGGCTCGTCCAGTATATCGTAAAGCGTATGAGGCACTCAAGAAGGGTCATAGGGAGGAGGCGCTACAAATGCTCCTTGACTGTGTCCCTCAGCCGGATGAACCGTATGCACTGGGTGAAGAACCAATCATTCGTCAACGCATCGAGTGGGATTTGATTCGACTTGAACAAGACCCTGACAGGTTCTTACCCGTCATCAATGAATTGGAGGTTCACGCCTTTGAGGAGATTGACTTTGAGTTCGACGGCGAAACGGTAACTGTACCGATTCACTTCGCAGGCAGCATTGACCGTGGCTACGAGAATGAGGATGGGACATACACACTCATGGAATTGAAGACTGGTAAGTGGGTTGGGACAGACTTCAAGGTTCGTTCGATGCGGACTGAGATGGCGTTCTATACTGACCTACTCCACAAGGCTGACCATCCTTTGAAGGATGTCTCACACTGGGGTTGGTTCTATCCCCATGGCCGACGTGAAGAAGCACCAAGAAGCGAGAACCACGTAGCCTATGAGAAAATCAACAAGCGTTACATCAACGATACACTCAAGCGACATCTTCGCAATCTTGTAGAGGCATATCTGACGAACAACTTCATGCCACAGCCAAGTGAAGGTAAGTGTGCATGGTGCGAGTTTGTGACCGAGTGCCCAGCATGGCAAGAGGGTGGAGACATTTATTGGAAGAAACCTAAGCCACGCATTCGGAGGCAAGAGAATGCAGGCGGCTGAATCAGTCAAACGATGTGTTGAGTATTGGGTGTCGGCTGTATTTGGTGTAGAGTGCTCAGTCGCTTTTGCGATGCAAGAGAAGCCTATGACCATCATGGCTCAAGACGAGATAATCATTGGCGGCGAACGCTTTCCAGCGATAGCCCTGATTAGCCTCAATAACGTTGTGCTGGTTGACCCTGCTGAGATGCACGATGCCATGAGAGATATTTACATGTACATGGCGAAGAGGAGGAAAACAGTATGAAAATACACTTTGACTTTCCGAGAGAAGTGCTTGAACTGAGCACTGAACAAGGACGAGGCTATCGCAAGTTGGTTGATAGCAAGAGTTCGTTTGAGCGATACTGGCGTGGTAAGAATGGTGTGTCGAACGCCTACATGACGGTCTACGGTTATCGAGGTACGCAAGCCCCACACCATCGACGTGTCGACTTGCAAACGCCAATTGTCCGACACTTCGTTCTCGACTTTGACCCGAAGAACTTCAAGGACAAGGGGGCTGAGGTTCAGCCACACATACCCCTTGAGCAAACACTACGGCTACATCGGTTTCTGATTGAGGAAAACATATCACACGCCGTGTGGTTTAGTGGTGGCGGCTATCACGTGTGGATTGATTTGGCCGAGCGACACATGCCGAGCACTGGTGGGCAATTGTCCGCTTTGCGTGAGTCAGGTATGCAGTTGGTCAACGACTGGGTAAAGCGATTTGACCTATATTGCTGTGACCCAGCCGTGCCATTTGACACGAGTGGCTTAATCAGAATACCGAACTCATACAACGCTAAGCGTGGGTATTGGAGCATACCACTGACCACCGAAGATTTGGAGGGCGGGTATCACCACATCTTACAGAAGGCTATGGAGCCGTCTCGTGGCACCATATCTTACGGAGAAGAGGGCGTCGAGTTGAAGGTTAGAAAGGTGACTGAAACACTCCAAGTGTTCGACCCGAACGCTAAGCCGTTGGACGTAGCAACCGTTCGCATGAACGATGTTATCATTCTACCTTGTCTGAATCAGGCAGCCTGCCAAGTTGGAGGAAATCCAAGTCACGATGCCCGCGTTCAGTTGGTGAAGTACTTGGCTGCACGGAAGAGAAACTTCTTCCCAGTTCATCGATTTTCACCCGACCAACTCCAAGAACACGCCGAAGAAATCGTTGAGTTCTTAATGAGCCTACAATGGGCTGACCAAGACTTAGGTGTCACACGATACCAAGTGAGTACAATCGTTGGCAAGGACTATCCACAAACGTGTAAATCCTTATGGCAGAAGGGGTTGTGTATCGGAAAGTGCCGGTACTGGGATAAGACTGGTGCTATAAAGGAGGCGACAACTGATGCGTAAAGGTGGACAAAAAACAAAGGCGGACATTGTGAGACAGGTAATTGAAGAACAGGGTCGACCTATTACTGCCAATGAAATTGTTGCATTAGCACCACGTCGCTCAGGATTGACGTCAACGTCAGTCAGTCAAATTATATCAAGACGACTCAAGAGCGTGGTCGAGGTCTGTGGATTTGTCGGAAGAGGAGCACACAACAACAAGGTAAACCTGTACAAAATGAGGGATAAGGATGAGCGTACCACCACTGATAGTTGATAGCAACGAGCGAGGGTCGCTGTGTGAGGCCATACATCGTATGGCAAGTAAGGAGGGCGTCCTTGTCAAGTCCCAATTCCTTAACGGTATGGGTGACTACAAGGTGGGAGCAGGTCACGTTGAGTGCAAGAGCCTCAGCGACTTCTTTCAATCGAGTCATAGCGGTCATCTATGGCGACAACTCGACAACCTCGATGCAAACTGCGACCGAGTGTTTTTGGTTGTCCATGGTGACATAGCAAAATACGTCAAAATGGCTCAGAATCGAGGAGCGAAAGCCAACTATTCACGAGTCACGAACGAACTGATGGGCACGTTTGCTCGCATCATGGCTGACTTTGACTGCCATATTTACAAGGCCAAAGACCATGTCGAAGCGGCGATGTTCATCGTCAAATTACACAAGAAAGCACACAAGCCTGCCTCACGGCACGGTGCACGTGCTGTTACGAGAGTGAGCACCAACGATGTTCGTGCTGACATGCTCAATGCAATTCCGGGTTTCGGACCTGATTTGGTCGTGAAACTGTTAGAAAAATGTGGGAGCATCGAGGAGATGCTTTTCCAAGAATCACTGAAAACAGTGAAGGGTATGGGGCCTACCCTGCGGAAGCGTTTAATAGACGTTCTAACGAGCGAGGAACCCGTCCGTGTCGAACGGACAACAAAGAAGAAGAGGGAACAAAATGATAGACCACCGAGCAGACAAATATGAAGCGGTTTCACGCTATCCCATACTAAGGGGGTATCTGAGCCACTTCAAAGAAGTAAGTAAGAACAACGAAATCCCCGGACTACTGTCGTTCTTTTTCATATTGGGGCAAGCAGCGTTACCATACGTTCGTATTCCAGTGGGAGGAAGCAACCTATGTCCGAGAGTGAGTGTGTTTTGGATTCAAGATACACGGACTGGTAAATCTGTAGCCTTTGAGGTCATTCAGAAAGTGATGGGCGACTCCGGTTTAGAGGTCGTCGATTATTCAACTGGTACAGACGCAGCACTTGTAGGGTCATTCGTTCAAGAAGAACAGGGTGAGCCACCTGTCCAAAGACCGGGTGTGCTTGCAGGGCGAAAGGGTATGAACTTCGACGAGGGTTCAATCCTTCTCAAGCCTAATCAGCATTCAGAAGGAACTGTCTTGTTCCTTCAATCAGCACTCAACTCCGCAGGCACAGGTCGGAACATACTGACCAAGCACTTGCGTGACGGGACAATCACAATCAAGTCGGAGGTCAGTCTATGGATTACGACATTCCCACCGAAGGGTATCAAAGAGCACGTTCTCGACAAGGGTATCTTTCAGCGTGTTTTGCTGTATTGGCGTGAGTGGACACTGGACATGAAGCGCAACGTAGCGCACGAACTGGCCGAGAGTGTACACAGTCGAACAAAGCACGACATCAAGTACAGGGAGATTGTCGATTACTTTACCGACCTTCAACTGTCGCTCAAACGAAGAGTGTGTGAACTGGTTGGTATACAGCCTATGCAATGGGACGATGCCGACGACGATACACAAGAGGGCTGGGCGATGGAGGTCATGGACGAATTGTTCACAATCGATGACGGCTACGTGCCTGCACTGATTGGGGCTATCGACGAATACTATTACCTCGTCGAGAACATGGACCCACACAAACAATCTGTCTGTGCGTCATTCATTATGGGGCTACAGAACTATACGAATGTATTAGCACACCACATGGCGATGCTTGAGGGAACGTGGGTTGTTCGTGGTGACCACGTCGACATGGCGAAGGAGATATTACACGACCTATACAACAATCTCATCCAATGGCTTGAGTCTGAGGTCAAGGTGGGTATGGCTCACAAAGACCGAAAGAATGTCGAGCAGGCATGGAAGATGGCTTACAAGCGTTCGGAGCGATTCGACTTCGATGACAACCGTGGTGAGGGATGGGTCAAGAAACGTGACTTGTTCAACATGTTCGGTCAAGACATGAACCTCAGCAGTGACAATTCAATCAATACAAAATACAATCAATTCGGTGCGAAATTGTTTGAGGAGACGAGCGAGAGTCGGCGTAAATATGTCCGACTACGCAAGGAACATCTCAAATTCAAGGAGGGAGACGATGCGTGAGTGTTTTGTGTGTCATGACCCTGACGAATCGGCACTACTGTTGCTCGGCTACCGAAGGAACAAAGAAGTCTGTGTCTGTGAGCCATGTAGGGGCGTCTTGCAAGAGACCATCCAGCAGATAATCGAGATAAAGGAACTGATAGCATGAGCGACGTAATGGCACTCGACATCGAGACTGAGAACTATTCTCACGAGATTGGCGGGTGGAACAACACACACATGTTTGAGCCAACCGTCGTAGCGACGTGGAACGGTTCTGAGGGTGTTGTGTACTGCAACAAGTCCGAGGCCAAGAAGTTCTTACCTGATGGCGTGGTGCTGAAAGAACTGCACCCTGAAACATTGGGGAGAGACTTGTCGAATCACATCGCAAAGGGCGGTCGTATCGTCGGTCACAATTTGATGAACTTCGACCTTCCCGTTCTACGGGATAGTCTTGATTGTTGGGCAGCAGGCGATGCTCTTTCTAAATCAAAGGAACACATTATCGATACATCTGTATTATTGCGTAGTGCATCGAAGCACCGCATACCATTATCCGACGCATGTCGTCACACCTTAGGGAGTGACAAAATCATGCGAAGCGAAGAAGCGCCAATCGAATGGCGTAAAGGCAACTACGGTAAAGTAGCCGAGTATTGCTTGAAGGACGCACAACTGTCCTATGAGTTGTGGAATCACGGTCACCAAGAAGGCTTCGTCAAGGCAAGATGCCGAGAGTCAGGAGCCGTCACTGAATATGAGGTGACATGGTAAGAGGGACAAACATGACTGGAGAAAAGAAACAAACAGCACAAAGCAACAACATCCGAGCAGCCAAACTAATCGCCGACACCGTTCGGTCGACGTTAGGTCCAGCGGGTATGGACAAAATGATGGTTGACGGAGGTGGGAACGTCATCGTAACAAACGATGGTGCGACCATCCTACAGCAACTGGACATCGGACATCCCGGTGCGAAGATGATTGTTGAAGCAGCAAACACACAAGAAAGCATGTGCTATGACGGCACAACGACAACAACCGTGTTGGCGGGTTCTTTGCTCGGCAACAGTGAACCACTGTTCGACAAAGGGCTACACTCCAACATCATCTGTAAGGGGTATCGTCAGGCAGCGAAGTGGGCAGTTGACCACATCGAAAGCACTGCGGTTGATGCAAAGGAATATCTCAACCACGTAGCAAAGACAGCCATCACTGGCAAGTCACTTGAGACAAGCATGGAACATGTATCAGCACTGTGTGTTGAGGCAGCAGAACAAGCGAAGGGTGACATCAAGCGTATTCGTGTCATCGGGCAACCGGGTGGTTCACTCGATGATTCGCACTGCTTCGGGGGTGTCATGCTCAATCAGACGTTCTTGACGCCGAACATGCCAACAGAACCTGAGGGGCGTGTGCTTCTCATCAACACTGGCTTGTCGGTCAAGAAAGAAGAAGGCGTGCAGGTCAACCTGCAAAGCGTCAGTGACATCAAGTCCTACAAGCAGTATGCTGACAAGGACGTTTGGCAGGGTAAGGTCGATGCTATCGTCGAGCAGTTGCCGAAGGGTGGTGTCGTGTTCTGTCGTGACAGCGTCAACGAACTTGTAGCAGCACTGCTCGCCAAGAACAACATCAGCGTAGCCCATCGTGTTCCGCCAAGCGACCTCGATGCTTTGGCTACACTACTGGGCACGACAGTCAGCCATTCGGTCGACGGTGTTCTGACAGCCGCAGATGCCTCGGTCGTACAGTCGACTGTTGGTGACATGGACTACATCATCGTCAAAGGTGATGGCAACGTGACCACGCTTGTGTTGCGTGGTGCCACGCGTCAGACACTCGATGAAACCGAACGTGGATTCGATGATGCTCTCGGCGTGGTATGTCTTGCTTACAACAGTGGCAGGGTCGTCACTGGTGGTGGCTCATCCTACGTCGGTGCAGCGCTCAACCTCCGCAGTCGTGCTGCTGAGATTGGTGGTCGAGCACAGATGGCTATCGAAGCGTTTGCTGACGCCTTAGAGACCATCCCTGCTACCATCGCTGAGAACGCAGGGTTCGTGCCTTTGGACACCATCCTTGCGCTACGCAATGAGCATCAACAAGGCAATCAAGACGCAGGTCCTGACATCGAGAACGGTGGCACTTGCTCTATGATTGAGGCAAACGTATGGGAGCCAGTTGGCTTGGTAAGGCAGGCAATCCTGTCAGCGAGTGAAGTTAGCATTAGCATTCTTCGTATCGATGACATCATCGGCAAGAAGTCGGACGAATGACAATCGATATACGTCTGAGTATTTTTTGGTCAAAAGACTCACTGCATTTAAGTATAGTATACTATACGGGGCATTATGGCAGAAGACCATGAGAAAAAAGAAACGAAGCCCGACGAAGACCGAACAGATGAAATCAATGCGTATCTCAAACTCCCAGTTAGAGAACAACAGATACAGCAGATGGATGATTTTATCAGTGGACTATTAAAAGAAACCAAAGAAAAAAACGTGCATCCGTTTAATGACGTACAGCCCTTTGCAATGGAATACATTACATTAGCGAGTGCGATGTTTACAGAAGAAGTGTCACTGATGCTTTATCTCTTAGAGAAAAATGTCAAGTGCGAGGAATCATTTATTGAATCAGCATATGCTATGATTAAATTGATTGAAGCCTGCAAAGTTCTTCCCGAATTTATGTTGTCAGGTGAATATCCGGGCGGCGGAGTGATTACCCAGTCCGCTGATTGATGATAGTGTCCTGTGCATGGCGCAGTAGCAGCAATGACATTTGCCCATGCCCTGACTTTTTCAGCCGTTTGCGTATGTTGGAAAGAGACGCTCGCTCGGCTATCGGACCCAAGCCGCCGTGCTTGCGAATGTAGCCACAGTTGGGACACTCGTGCAATACCACGGCTGAGCCTGTGGTGTACTTGCCTGATATAGACAGGGGTAACGCTGTTGTCTTACAGACTTCACACGTCTGCATTAGTTGGTCGATTAGTTTACCGATTCAAACCAGCCCCAAACTACTCAAAGACGAAATTAGCGCATCAAGTTTTGCTTGCAGGGCTGTTATCGCCGCTTGTGTGGAACCAAGTTCGGCGGCACTTCCCGCTACATTTAGATTGTCAGGGCTAACAGTCTGTGCACCAAGAGCAGCCACTGCTGTCTTTGATGCTGGGGCTGTTCCGAAAAAGCCGAGAGTGGAGCCGTCGTGGTTAAGCGCTCCGTCAATTTCCAAATTGGAACTGAACTTTCCACTTCCGCTTACATCTAATTCCTGAGTAGGGTCGGTTGAACCTAAATTAATACCAACTTTACCACTACTCAATATTCTCAAAAGAGTATCGCTCGCCCCTACATTTGTATTTGTTGGTGTTCCATGAGCAATATCAAATTGGTTTGTATCTCTTTCACTAATTTGCCAACGGTCTGAATCCCAAGCCGCACCATCTATAGGTGCAGTATTATCGTTATTTATGTGAATACCACCATATCGAGTTATAGCGACGTTCCCTTCTACTGTTTGAAATCGAGCCGCATAAGCAGCATCACCTGTCATTTCAGTTGTTTTTACATGAAGTGCATTTTCTGGTGAGTTTGTGCCGATACCGACTCTTGAAACATCGCCATCAATACGCATAACTTCTGTGCTTGAACCACCATCATTTATTTTGAAAATAATGTCTTTGTCCTGTGTAGTGTTTTCGATAACTGCATCACTGGATGAAGTTGAAAAATCTAAACCTGCTTCTCCTTCAACTGCGGCAATAGCATCTGCGTCTGTGTATGACGAACCACCCGAAGCCGCTGCCCATTTGACACCCGATGCTTGTGTGCTATCAGCCGTCAAGACGTGGCCGTTTGTTCCAACGCTCAATATAGTCGGGTCACCTGTGCCGTCACCTACTATGATTTGACCCTTAGTTGCAACATCGCTATTCATAATTGCACCTGCGGCATCAACATTTGTTGCATCAGTAACATCTGCGTTTGCTTCTATACCATCCAACTTCGTCTTATCAGCGGCTGACATCGAACCGGCTGCACCTGTTGTAGCCGCACTGATACCGATTGTACCCGTGGTTGTGATTGTACCACCAGTGATTGGTGCAGTAGTTGCAATAGAAGTTACCGTACCAACACCCGCACCCGAAAGCCCAATTACACTCCACGTACTACCGTTGTAGCCGAATGTGACAGACTTCCCGGCTGCTACGTCGTAGTTGAGGCCGGATGGGTCAAAGTGTAACGTGTGGCTACCCGACGGATGATACACACGAATTGTATGACTGTGTGGGAACGTATTGGTGGGTGTCAGCGTAATGTTTCCAGTTGTCGTAATGACCCATATGTTCGGACCGTCAAACGTAGCGGTTTGGTTGGAACCTGTTGTGATGGTCTTGACTTCATTCGGTGCAAGCCTCCATGTATTCCGAGCAGGCGAACCACCTTGGTCACGGCGAGCGCTGTAGTACAACACTGCGTGCCCGTCAGGGCTGTGACTTTGCCATATTGCTCCGAGTGGCGAAGCGTTGAACGCACCTGATTGAGAGCCACCGACAACCCCGTTCATAGTATCAAGAGAACGATTGGCGTGGTCGATTGAGTCACCACTGGCGTAACTACCTGTAGCACCCGACGTTAGTGGTGTCAAGTACATTGGGCTGTTGCTGAGCAGACAACGCTTGTCACTTACAGTAGGTGTATTGAGCGAAGCAGTGACGTTTGATGCCCCACCTGTCATCGTATAACGTAGGACAGCGAGGACGGTTGCTTCTTCATTTTTTACCCCAGCCCCTGAACCTTGAGGCTGTGACAAGAACGTAGTGGACGTAAGAGGCGTACCTGTCGATGTCACAACAGGCGTACCAAAATGATGTTTGACGTTTGCAACGCCAGTATTATTATCGGCGACAACGTATACTGTAACAATCACATCTGAATTCGATGATGGCACAGACGGTAGTGAGCCAAGATGCCATGTTGTATCACCGGCTGTATAGGTCTTTGATGAGTTCGGACCATTGGCGAAAGAGTACAAGATGCCGCCAAGCACTGCGTACCCGCCGTACACAGTAACCGAACCGCTACCGGACACGGTGACGTGACCCGCAGTGTTCGTACCTGTGTTCTGACGATTGCTGTCATTGTAGGCACGGTCGTCGAGTCGAATGATACCGTTGCCATGCAACCCTTCGTACAGATTGGTAAGTGATGTGCTCGTTAGCCCTGCACCGTCTTTCAACGATTCGGATGATGCGGTTTGTCCAGTTGTATGTCCTGATAGTGGGTTGACCATGTTAGTTCACCTCGATGATTGTTGAGAATATAAGTTCTGTGTCAGTCGACTTCGTGATTGCGTCGTACGTGTACCGGAACAATGCTCGGTCAGCCGAGCGAATGCATACCTCTCGGAGAGGTAAGGCAAATGAATCAGTCGTCGTCAGTTTAGCCTCGACTGAAATGGTGTTATCGTCGACAATACGCACGACAGGTGTGACTGTTACGGCTGGGCGACCTGCTCCACCGTCTTCACTGGTGGCAATACCTCCATCGAAGCCAAAGACCACTTGCGTAATCTCCTCAGCCAACTTATCCACTACAAATCGGTGTCCTGATGTCAATAACGGCATTCAACCATTCCCCTTTACTATCCATTTCGACTGAGATGTCCCTAACGTCAACAATGCGTTGTCTGCTTCGGCTACTGAGCCATCTCCTTTAATCAATCCCCTTGTAGGGTGCCCGATTATCATCCCTTCGGGTCGAATTTGCCTTGCGGCGATGGCCCAAGTGGTTTTTACGGTCATTGTGGCGCTGACAGCGTAATTTTTCTCCTTAACCTGCTGCTTTTCCTCTTGACCGTCATCAAACATCGAAGAAATGTCGCCTTCTTGCGCTCGCTGTATCAAATCTTCCAAACTGCCCTCGATTGACGACACTTTGATGTCTGAACGGCGCTCAGTAAGGTTGTGACGCACTCGTAGGACAATATCTTGGGTCTTTTCGCCAATATCTTGGAACGAAACGATGTCACCAGCCCGTACAGCCATCGAATTGATGGTTCCAGTCAACATTTTGGCACCTTTTGCACGTTTTGCGGTAGCCAAGAACTTTCGACCGATGTTTTTCGTCGCATTGCGGTTGTTTGCGGTCGGTGCGAAGATACCACCTTGCACTTCACGCACTCCGTCCTTCTGAGACTCAATATCGTCAACCTGAATGATGTTATCATCGTTGTTTGCACGACGTTTTCCACGCACAGTGACCCTATTCGGGGCTGCATCCATGTTTTCTTCGGTAATACCGTCAGAAACCATGTCTTGATGGATGTAAACCGACCGATTACCACGTAATTGGTGCACATAACTGACCATACCGTGTGAATCAGCCTTCGTCATGAAGCCATCATGCCTTGCTAAGTACCGCAAAGCGGTCAAAGCATCCACATTGTTGATATTCTTTGCCACAAACACGTTACTTGGCGCTGAAATACGGAAACCTGAGAGGGTTTTCCTACCCTCTGTGACAATACGCTCGGCCAAGTCACTCGTCCGAAGCCCGACGGCTACTGGCTGTGCGATTTGCAAACGCTTACCATCGAATCCCATGTCAATCAGGCTGCGACCCTTGAGATTATTCAGGCGAATGCGTGTGCCCTTCGTTGCTGTTTCTATAGAATGTGGTGCGAGGCGTTGTTTGCTGTCATCGGCATTGATGAACAGTGAAGGAACAGTCGACGAAGCGTCGAACTGGTCGTCTCCATGAAAGACGCCTCCCCTGAATCTGTTCCCGCCCGACGAGGTGTGCTCGATTCGGATGGTGTCGTCCTCTTCTGATAGCGTGTAGGTCTTATCGGTCGACGACTCAAAGTCCGTACGCACAGGAGAGCCTGCTACACGCTTGGTAGCCGACGACACATAGGTAGCGTGACGCACAGCGTTGTCGACGAACGACGGCTTGCGGACTCGCTTCATGACAGTTGACTGGGCTTCACTAAATCGCCCTGTCGTTCTGTTGTATGCGTCAGCCATGCTATCACTCTCCACTGTGGTCGCCCGTGTTAAAAGACGTATCGCCCGAACTACCCTTCGGGTGCAGGGTTTGGCTGTGTCGTGGTTGCACTGAGAAGTCAGACTCACCGTCCTCGGCCAATCGACGAGGCGCATCGCTGCGGAAGTGCTCAAGCGTGTTTTCACTCATGACGATACGAGCGACTGGTTGTGTTACATCCGTCTTCGTATATCCTGTAACGTCGACGCCGAGAATCTTCGGACCGTCGCTCGTTGAAGTGGTCACGCTACTTGCAGGCTTAATCGCATACACTGGCTTGTATGGAGGCGACGAAGGCGTACCTGTACGGGCTGACGGTGCGTCACTGACATAGAAACCATACTTGCAACCACCTGTGGCTGTATAGAAGTTCGGGCTGGCCTGTGGTGTACTGCCTGTCACAACAGGGTTGTGTCGGAACATTTGGATGTGTGACTTATCCAGTGCCATGACTGGGCGCAATAGGAACTCGATTGTGCTGTCCGTGTTGTTCGTACGGTCAACCTTCGGCGAATGGTTCGCATCCTGATACGGGTTCGTCGAATCAGCCGCAGCAGTTGCGCCCCACCCGAAGTCGGACAGCACACCTTCTCGCACCGACCAATCCATCACGTATGTGCCACCGAGTGCCCAAAATGCGTGAGCGTTCGATACACGCAGCACACCCTTGACAGGTTGCCCACTCCAAGAGAGTGATGTCATGTCGAGATGTCCAAGTGTCTGACTGCCGATGTTGAGTGCTCCACGTAGTGTTGTACGTTGCCCGACCTCACGGTCGGTGTGCAGGCTGTGTGCTTCTGTGCTCATGATGACGTACTCACGGCTGATGCCATCATTCAGTTCGCCAAGGGTATCAACGTCAAGTCCCGCACGCACACCGTCACCGCCAACAGGCTCGGCCAACAGCGAGTTAGCAGTTACTGACTCAACTCCTTCGCTGACCATAGCGGTCGGCTTGAGCAATCCATCTTCGTCGGCAAGACCAAGTCGATTGCTGATACCACGTTCGACTTCGTCTGTTTGCAGTACGTCGTTTCGTGGACGAATCAATCCTTTTCCTACAGTTGGCTCAGCGGTAGGTTGTGAGACAACCAAACCTGATGGCTCAACTGTTTCAGATACATCGGCCAACAGGCTCTCGTTGAAGTGTGTAGGCCAACGAACACCACGTCCGTCACCACGGTCACCAACTCGCATGGCGCTGGCAGGGTTAAACCAGTCCGCAGTACCCATGTTTGAAGATGCGTTGTTGTCATTGTTGGCGTTACCGCTGTAACGGTCAGTGCCGTCACCACCGAACAGGCTGTTCGCAGCAGGTCGATGTGCGACGTTCGTGTCGGCGTAAGCATCCTCAGGGTCCCACGCAGGTCGAATACCGAATCCACGCACTGGGAATCGACGTACGTCTTCACCACGTGTGTTGCCCCACCAATCAATCAAGTAGAAACGATGAGCCTGAGCGAGTTCAGCGATGCCCAAACCTGCGTGGTCGTTTGGGTACATGCGTCGTACTGTCGATGCGTTACGCACAGTGCGTACAGGACAGCCGAACGGCTGTGTCATCCGACGACCGTCGCTGTATCGTACCTGTCGACCTATTTGGTCTTGGTTGAGCATAGCGCTGATTTGTGTCAGTCGCTCCAGTATACCAGTGTAGGTAGCAGGGAAGTCCGCATCGGATTGGTCGCTGTCAGCGCCAACGTAATCCCAGCCGTTTGTTTTGTTATCTTGCTGAACAAACGGACCGTGATAGTAGCCGAGCAATGCGTTGGCTTGTGTACCTTCAATCCAGCCTCGTACGTACGGAGACCATCGTGGTCGGTTGTACGGTTGTCTTACCGAGAAGCGGTAACCGAAGCATGTATTTCGTGCGTAGTCTGAGTCAGATGTCATTTGTGCATAGGTGCGTTCTTCGATACCGCTGTCGTCACGGAATCCAACACAATCGATACCGAACAACTTACCGCCCCATCCGATGACAGCCTCAAGGAATCCGTCGAGACGACTTGAGCCTGCACCTCCACGAGAACCACTCGGCCAGTAGCCTGCAAAGTTGTATTTGTCTGAGCCATCTGTACCGCCTTGATGGTCGAGTGTACCCGAAGCATCAACAAGTGCATCCATTTGTGCAGCGGTATATACCGTTCCGTCGTGGAAGTCAGCCGTAGCCCCATCGTTATCAGCATCGTGTGGCGGAGCAACCCACTTCATGCCAAGAGCAAACGGACCCTTTGATGCTGCGTAGAAGAAGTCATGATAGTGAATTGTCTCAAAGTGCTCAGGGATGTTGTTGAGTGATGCTTTGTTGACAGGCGAG